AGGGCGAGAGTATCTTTCATACTTTAATTCAAATGCTTTATCGGGAAAAGGGTATAAGCCATAGTTGTTATCAGGTGTACGAAATACATACGTAGGAATACCACCTGAACCGCCTGTTGTTTCTTGGTCTATAAATCTATCTACATATTCTTTGTAATCAAGAACTCTTAAAGTAACGCCTGCTGTTCCCAGTGTATCGTCTTTGCTTATACGAAAAGTTTCGTAGTCTACGTGTTGTGTCCCTGCAGGTACAGTATAACGAGTTTGACTTGCAACTAATGTTTCAGTGTGTGTTGCATGACTAAAAGGCCAGCCATACTCTCGTTGATTAATATAATTAATGGCATCGTTTACTGCGTTTTGACATTGTATCTGAAACCCTCTAGCAGATGTAAAATTAGATGCTGTTAGGGCTGGCTCATTCATACGAGCAAGAACTTCATTTGTCAAACCAAGGTAATCGTATGCCATAGCAAATCCTTTAATGAAAGTGAGGGGGCAAGTTGCCCTGCCCCATCACGTTATGTTATGCGAGTGTGTCGCGGTCTACCTCATCGGCGGTCAATGAACCGGGGTCATCGACATCCATGCAGACAGCAAACATGCGGATTTTACCGCCTGTTGTCGTACCTGTCATTGCTTGGATTTCAACATCAATGGTATCTGAAGTGCCGCCAATAAGAACAGGAGTTTGTCCTGCCTTAAATGCGTAGTCACCTACAGATGCACCATCAAAGTCAAATCCGTCAACAAAGTTATCCAAGTCCCCACCAGTAACACCAAAGTCAAAATCTGTGTCGGTAGAAGTACCAGCGTGAGCTTCAGTAACTTCAAAACCAGCACACATGATGAGTGTATTAGCTGGGATAGTCAGACCCGGAATCACATCGTTAGCAGCAAGGGCAGTACCCTTATCTGTAACAGCTTGTGAGAAATCCAACTCTGCTGAAAGCAGGTAAGGTTTACGACCACGTGCATCATTTCCACGTGCTACAGAAGTAGTATTATCACCTAAAGCCATAATTCAGTCTCCCTTACGCCAAGCAATAAGCCGCAGTTGCGATTGCTTCAGGACGAAGAATCTTGCGGCCATACAGATGCATACCACGGACGATATCAGCAAAGCTGTCCGGGTCGCGATAAGTCTCAGTCTTGTTAATCTGCTCTGCAGTTGCAACAGCAGAAGAATGACCAGCCACGATTATGCCCATGTTTGACGTGTTAGGACCGCCTGTAGTTGCAGGGCCAGTACCCAGCGAAGGCAAGTTGTTAGACGAATAAACTTGGAAACCGTGAAGGTTGTTTATTACAAGACCATTCTGAAGACCAGAGCCACCAAAGTCGGAGTTCAGAAGACGTGAATCTTCATCCTTCAACACCTCAATGAAAACTGGGTCAAGAACGAGCCAGCGTCCTTGGGTATCAACATTTTGTTGGTCCATCAGACGTGACATACGTGCAATGATTTGCAGCGGGAATGCGTTACCAGCAGTGCTGGACTTAGCAGCCGTTGCGCCACCTGCACGTGGCTCAATACCAATACAGTTGTTTGCAGAACCTGCAGAACCAGATGTATTAGTAAAGTCAGATGCGTCCAAAGACATAGACGCAAGCAATTCAGCACCAACAAGGTTAGCACCGCTAGAAGCAGTAGTTACAGCTTTGCTACCATTAACAGAAGTGTTAACAGCATTAGGTGCGCCATGAATGGCTGATTGCTTAAAGCCTGACAGATAGCCAAGAACTTCTTGGTCCATCTGGTCAGCGAGGCGATACGCAGCACGGTCACTTGCCAAAGATTGGAAGTTTACGTGTGAGTGTGCCTCTTCGATGTCGTCAACCTTAAATGCAAAGTAGTTAGCTTTGTCAATAGTAAGGTTGAAATCTTCATCGTCAAGGTCTTGCGGCGTGATAGTAGTACCACGTGCATATTCCTTAACGGTGATTTCCGGTTCTTTGATAATCTTAACGGAATCACCCATTTGCGCGATTTCACCAAAGTAGTCATTATTGGTGATTGCTTCAACAATAGATGCCTTGCGGAAAGCAAGCTGCACCTGTTTGCTGTATATAATGGGAGAGAAATTACCATTAGGAAGATTACCATAACCAGCAGCAGTAGTAAATGCCATGATTAAATCTCCGTTTAGCATTATTTTACAGATGCAAACTCACAAGACTATTAGAGGCTGATTCGCTTGGGTGTGACTGTACGGGTCAGGCCAAGGTCTTCAGGTAATCCGTAAGACTTTGCTGTTTGCGACATTCAGTGTAACAATGTTGCGCAATAAAGTTACACTAATCTGACTATAGTTATACTGATATACAACTATTTGTCAACACTTTTTTCTTTCGGCACTTCAATAAAGTTCATATTCATGCTGAAAGACCTACGCTCACCCTTCGTGTAGAAAGGATATACGCAGTGAAATAGTTGTGAAGGGAATACATAGAAGTCACCCACTTGGGGTTTGACTACAAAGTTTGTACAGGTATATCCTGATGGTGTGCCTGATGCAAACTGTATGTGTCCATTAGCAGGATGATGGTCTTTGTAGTCCTCTTCCCACTCTTCTTCTATACCTTCGGGTAGCTGCAGATAACCTACACAAGACAATCTTGACCCTGTGTGTATATGCAATGGGTTGTATTCGTTTTCAAATTGTCTAACAAACCAACCTGAAATTACCTGCAGTCCATAATTATAGTTTTCTACATCTAATGATTTTGCTCCAAGAGAATTTCGTATTTCTGAGTAGGCTTGATATTTACCTACAAATTGTCCCAAACCCTCTTGTGCAATCTTTATTATTTCATCATCAAATGCTAGCTCTGCTTTTACTTTGCCTACTAAATTATCTGAATAGTCTTCTAATCTATCAGACATTTTACTATTCAAACTTTCGACTAACTCATCTGGCATACGATAATATCCCATAGTTGGACCGAAAGGAGCAAAGAGTTCCATTTCTTTTTGTGGTTTATATATGATACTCATCGTGCAGAACCGCTTACATCATATACAAACTTACCAGAGCGAATAGCTTCCATGATTTCATCAGAATGCTTTTCGTATTCTTGTGCAGACATTCTCTGTACCTCTGACTCTTTTATGTATGTAGAAGTCTCATCCTGCTGTGGCTTACTTCTTGAGTTTTTGGTTGATACAGACTTAGCTGCAGCCTTATCTTCTTTAGGCTTTTCCTTTTTATCTTTAAGCCCCATATCAGCTTTGTACAAGTCAATGGCTCTAGCAGCGGAACGTGCATCGTTGTCATTGTCGTACAGCGCATCTTGTACCCACTTAGGCTGTTCTTCTGCCCAGTTGTGAAACTCATCGCTGTCACGTATCTCACCAAAGTCAGGATGTATACGCATTAGTTCTGCTTCAGCTTTTTCTTTAGTGGCACTAGACTGCAACTCATCAATTGCTTTCATTCTTTCTTCAAGGGCAGTAGATTGCTCACGTGCCTTCTTCATAGCAATTGTTTCTACTATCGCTGCCACATCTGGATATTCTTTTGCCCACTCTTCAATGTCTTCATCAGACTTAGGCAACTGCATTTCTTTCTGTGCAGCTTGGCTTAGTTGAGATTTAAGAGCTTCTATTTCTTTCTTAAACTCTTCAGCCTGTTGCTGTTGGTGTCTACGCAAGTCAGAGTAACGCTTCTTAAATGTTCTCTCTTCTGCGTTTGTAGGTTCAGCTTCTTCTGGTTCAGCAGCTTCTTGTTCTACCTCACCCTTCTGCTCCTTCATCAACTGTTCTAGTTCTTCTTCTTCCATCTTGCGTTTTTCTTCGTTAGTGTACTTACGATTTGCAAACGCAACTTTCTTTTCGGGCTTCATTTCTTCAGCCATAATTGTAGCTTGTTCAGCCATTGTACTTCTCCTCGTTGGGGCCAACCGTAGCCACGCCGGGGTGGGGGATTAGGTAGCCAACATATTGTGGATTATTTTTTAGAAGCTAATCCACTTCGCTTCATCTGTTTGTCAATCAGACCGCCTGTTGCTCTCATCTCTCCGCGAGGGTCTTGGGTATCTGACTCTCTTTGACTAACATCTCTACCGCCACGATCTTCGCTACCTCTACCCACGGCACTATCATCAAACGATGGACCAGATGGTGCAGATGGTGCAGATGGTGCTGGGTCATCTTTGTCATCAAGGAAATTAGCAAATTGCTTATCGTTGTACATAGAAAGCGCAGCTTTTTCAGAGTTACTGAGTTTTGACCCCGCTTCAATCATAGTATCACCATCTTCTCTATCTTTTTGAACGTCATTATAAATAGATTCACCTAACTTATCTAATCCTTTTGCTAAATCGTCTGGTAAATTTGTGTGATTGATAACATTTCCATCATTATCTGTTATAGTCCTTGTTTCTGAATTATAGTTATAGGTTCCATTTTCTAATGCTTCAGCTAAATTTCCTGCGGATTGATATTCTTTTGCTAAATCGCCAGTAATATCGTTTCTAATTTTATTATAGTCTACAGACGAAATTTTAACCTTGTGTGCGCCAACTGACCCACCCACAGCACTAATTCTAGCTACTCCATCTTTCGGTAATCCCGGTCCATCCTTAGAAATCATATCTGCCATAAAACTTGCCATTGATAGCGGGTTAAGCATAGAAACTCCGGGTATGTCAAAATCTACGTTAAAAAGAGTCGAACCTTCTACTCGCCTACTTGGACCTGCGAATCTTGTACCGGGAATACCACCGCCTATAGCTGGACCCACGGCTTTACCACCTAATGAAATTGAAGCGCCTCTAGGACCAGTGCCCTCTTTTTCTTTGGCATCTCCATCACTAACTCTAGCTGTTTGTGTGCCTACGCCTGTAGTTGGAGTAGTCTTAACTTGCTCTTCTTCTTTAACCTTTTCACTAAATCCTTCAGGAATTGGGTCAATCATTTGACCTGTAGCTTTATTCCTTCTAAGACGTATTGTTTGACCTGCTTCATTAGTGTATTCAACAAACTCAAAATCCACGCCAACAACACCCGCACCAATTTGTTGTTGGAAGGTAGGCGTAACAGGATTAATAGATGTAGGAGTAAATTGAGTGCCCTGTAGATTTGGATCTACCTGCGTTGCTGATGCTGCTGTTAAGGGAGTTGGAGCGATTCCCAGATTACTTACTGCGCCACCTAAAGGTTGAATTTGATTTACAAAACCGCCTACGGTAGATGCAGGAGTACCACTCATTGCATTAGATGTAGGAGTAGGGGCAGCAGGCACAGAACCACCTACCTGCATTTCTAATCCATCATCTTCTACCTCAAGGTCATACATATCAAACGGCAAGTCATCTGGTATAGTGGCCTCTTCACTGTTACCCATCTGACCCATAGCTTCCATCTGAGCTAGACCCATCTTGGCTTCTTGGCGCATACGCATAAGTGTTTCAAGACCAATGTAACGTACCACGTCTGCAGGAAAAACAAACTCACCCTCACTGAGTTGGGCGGGTACATCATCACGTACTTCTTCTTGTGTTGAACCCGGCGGTACTTCATTACCAGACACAGGGTCTACTGTGCCGCCCTCATCCATCAGGCCACCCTCATCAAAGAGTTCCATCTGTCTTGTCATAGTATTCATTGGTACTGCTCCACCTTGTTTAAACGGTACACCCTCTTTAGGGTATTTAACTTCTTCTACATTTCTTAATTCAGGATATTGTTTAAATATTTCTCTTACAGTTTCTGTATCACCTGTTTCTTCAACATATCTGTTTATGCCATTTTTAAACATTTCAGCATAAGATCGTCTGGTCAATTCTGCTGTGCGTTTTCCTTTTGGTAAAAGTCCACCTGTTTTTTCTAACGCCTCATCCTTTGCCCTTACTTCCTCATCGTACATACCTTTAAGGTTTAGTAGACGATTTGCTGGCCCCGCCTTAAATCTGGGTCTACTTCCTTTTTTGGGATCAGGGTCTTCTGGTTGTCTATTATGAGAAAGCTCTTCTTCCATAGCAAACAAGTTAAACAAAGTAGGTGTGCGAGGAACATTTACACCACGTCCATAATCAGCAAAAGGACCAGTTATAACCCCTATATCATTTAGTCTAGCAATCTCTTTCATTTTATCTAAATCACTACCTGTGTAGTATTCAGATTCTACCTCAATGCCTTCTGCCTCTGCTTTTGCTACCGCATCATCCATTTTACGGCGAACTTCTTCAGATATAATTCTATCTTCATAATCTGTAGATAGACCACCTTCGTTAAAAATTCTAAGTTTGCCATCTTTTGTTCTGGCTTTTTTTTGACTAAACAATTCTTTTAGTTCTGATAACTTTGGTTCTGTCACATTTTTCGCAAGCACCAGTGGACCAACTTGAATTACTTCATCTGCACGTGTAACAACTTTTCCTGTTTCTTTGCTATAAAAATAACTGCCCCTATATGGGTTCATACCAACTTGTGTCCATCCAGAGTCTTTGTCTGCTAAAACTTTTTTGGCAAACTCTTGCAACTCATAGGGGTCTTCTGGTACGTAGTCACCAAACACACGAGCAATTGTAGCTTTGCCCATTGGTTTTTCTTCACCTGATTTTTTTGCTACTCTTTTTCCTTTTGCAATATCTAATGCGACCTCTGGGTCTGAACCAAATTCAATATTCTTTAATCTAATAGCTTGCCCGTAACCAACAACTGAACCATTTCTAATTTTGCCATCGTGTATAGATACAACCCATTTATCGTAATTATTATATGCTGGTATGTCTAATCTAGCACCTACACGTTGACCCGGCTCTAAATCAAATCCCTTTACACCTAGTATACCCTTTTCTGCTTTTTTTCCCATAGAGCCTACAACATCTGTTACTGTAGGCATTTCTGGCATATCTTCTGCAGTGTATAATTTTGGTTCTGGAAAAACTTCCTTAATACGCTTACGTGCTTCTTTTGATTTTATGTTTCCTTGAAATAAATCTTCTGCAGCTTGTTGTGATTCAGGTATGTTTTTTTGTCTTTGAGATTCAGGTAGCGTATTAGCTTCTTGCCACTCTTTTAATTTATCGGGATTGTCTACTAATTTTTCTGCTTCTTTTATATCAGCTTTACGAAACTTTTTTGCGGCAGCACGAATAGGTCTGTTAAGAATATCTCCCGCACCGGGTATAGCACCGACACCCAAAGCTAATGTATTTAAACCCGCACTTAGATACTGTTCATCCTTTACATCTTGTGCTATATCTTTAGCGATAATAGCTTCACCCACCCCCGGCAAAGACTCTAAACCAAATTGAGCCATTTGTTTTAAAGGCACACTACCTTCTTGTATTTGTCTTTCTGCACCCTTAGTTCTTCTTTGAGGATTATTGACCATTCACTGCGTCTCTTAAACTTTTAATGTTTCTAAGCACCGCTATCGCTCCTTGCGCACGATGCATTAAAATAGTATTATCGCCTTGCTCTAATGTACGATGTTGTTGTTCTATTAAAGCGTCTATATACTTACTGAAGTTGTCCCACTGGCGGCTGTTGCTGACCAGCGGCTTCAGCTTGAGGAGGAGTTCCTTGTGGTTGTTCATTTGCTGCAATTTTC